ATGCTGAAAATGTCAGGCAATTATTGCCAGAATTAGGAGCAAAACTAATAGTAGCAGAAACTCCTCATTTACTAGCTTTTGGTGAAGCCTATCCAGTAGTTGATGAACCTCATTATCTTATAACTCCGAGAGAGCATTATCAAGCTTTTAGCCATTTACCAGAAGGATTTGATCAGGAGATGGACGGACTAGTTAAACACTTAGCCGATAGAGATTTTATTATGTTTGAGCATGGTGAGCTGGCTGATAAGGTTAAGGTTAAGTCGGTTCTTCACGCCCATACTCATTTAATTCCTACTAATAGAAATATGCTAGCACAAGTAGTAGAAAAAACCAGACAGGCGGGAGTAAAACCGCAGTATGTTCATTTTGACGGTCTTTCTACGATTAAGCAATTAAATAGACTAGTTGATGGAAATGGCTATTTTATGTTTAGACAAGGCGAGCATGGTTTTCTTGTGCCTGAGGATGGTCATGAATTACCATCACAGTTTTTCAGGAGAGTTATTGATGAGTTGACTGAACCAGAACAACCTTTTCTTGATTGGAAGGAATTGGATGATGAAAGCAAGATTATTTTTCAAAGAAGATTAACTAATTTAAAGGAGATTAAAAGATGAAATGCCCTTTTTGCAATTTACAAGACCATGAGATTATTTTTGAAACCGATAATTATATTTTCTTTAAGGATAAATTTCCTGTAGTTGAAGGTCATTGCCTTTTAATTCCTAAAAAGCATGTCAGAAAAGAAGAAGAATTGCCCGAAGGTTTTAAAGAATGTTCTATTAGAGCGTGGAAATGGGTGGAAAAACACTATTCTCAACCAGTTACTTTTGTCCACCCGCCTAAATTACAAGAGGTTTTTCATTATCATAGACATTTTATTCCTTCAAAAAATTTCAAAAGGGGTTTAATTATAAATTTGTTAAAAGAGGAAAATGAGGAGAAAATAAATAATTATTTAAAAAATGCCCGAGAGGTTAAAGGCATAGAAAGGAGAAAAGCATGAAAAAAGCAGTAATGATTGATGGTATAGAATATGTGCCAGCTAGTTCTAAAAAGCTCGCTAGTAAAAATAAAGGGCTTGATTATGTAATTCTAAGGACTTATTCAGCAGGGGTATTCGCTGGATATCTTAAAAGCAGGAAGGGTAAAGAAGCTACACTTCTTAATTCAAGAAGGCTTTGGTATTGGGATGGGGCGGCTTCTCTTTCTCAACTAGCAGTTGATGGTGTTTCTAAACCTGAAAACTGTAAATTTCCCTGTGAGATTGAAGGCGAACATCAATTAACTGAAGTGATTGAGGTTATTCCTGTAACTGAAAAAGCAAGGAAAAGCATAAAGGGGGTGCAAGAGTGGAAGAAATAGATAAAAAAGGCTCTGGCGATGGCTCTGGCTCTGGCTCTGGCTATGGCGATGGCTCTGGCTATGGCTCTGGCTCTGGCGATGGCTATGGCTCTGGCTCTGGCCATGGCTCTGGCTATGGCGATGGCTCTGGCCATGGCTCTGGCTATGGCGATGGCTCTGGCTATGGCTCTGGCTCTGGCGATGGCGATGGCTATGGCTCTGGCTCTGGCTCTGGCTCTGGCTAAAATGATTATAAACCTAATCTATTTATATTTTATTTGTACCAACCTAGCACTTTTGGTTTGTGTTGGGTTGATGAGATGAAAGGAGGTGAAAAAAACATGACTAAGATAATAATTACAGATGAGCAAATCAGAAAAGTGCTTAACGATAATATTGCTGAAATTTTAAAAGACGTGATGACTGGATATGATAGTCCTGTCAAAAAGCTATTTGAAGATGAAGATAGCGAAATATATAAATCTCTTAAGGCTATAACTGAAAAGATTTTCAATGAAATTATAAAAGATGGTAGATTCCAAGAGGAATTGAAGAATAAATTACTTGAAGTTGCTGTTAAAAATATGATGAAAGGTTAAGCCTTCCGAGTGTAGTCAAGGTCGGAAGGCATTGACTACACTACGGAGAACTTAAGTTATCCTTGGGAGAGAATAGAAAAATGAAAAAAGCTAGTTGGGAGAAAGAATTTGACAGGAAATTTCCAGAACACGCTGCTGGTTTATGGGCAAGAGCTGATAGGGTTAAACACTTCATCTCTCAAGAAATCACTAAAGCAGAGAAGGAAATGGCTGAGAAGTTGAAGATGGAATTTAAAGACGAATATGAAGTGGTAAGCAATAATACTTTATCTGCTTATAATAAGGCTGTTTCAGATTTTAACAAAAAAATAGACAATTATTTAAAAAATGCCCGAGAGGTTAAAGGCATAGAAAGGAGAAGAGTGTCAGAAATAACTTATAAAGACGCTCAACAGGCTAAAGAAATATTATTGGAATATTTAAATGATCGTCTTAGCGATCATGAATCTAAAGAATATATTTTGAAATATAAAGATGAATATATTGTTTGGTTGGCTCTTAAACAAGATTACTTTTTAGAATAAAAAAATGACCAATAACCTAATTTATTTATATTTTAAAGAAAGGAGTAGTTGATGAAAACACTTAAACAGATAGAAAAAGAATTTGATAGATTAAGTCATGAAATATGGCAGAATAATGGTTTTTTAACAGAGGAAGGAAGTTATCATCTTAAAAATATCGAATTCTTTTATACCAAACAGATTAAGGAGATGGTGTCAAGAATATTAACTACACTTCATGTTATTAGGGCACAAATCCCATTAACACAGGGCAAATGGGCAAGGCGGGAGTTAAAGGAATTGATAGAAAAACTTGAAAGGATTTATGAAACTTAAAGAAGAGATTGGCAAAACAATTCAAGCTACCTTTTATGAAGGGGACTATGATGTAGAGTTTGATGATATTGGCGTAGTTGATGTTTTAGTTGATATTTGTAAGAAATGGGCGTTAGATTGTGTTGACAAGAATGAAGAAGTGTGGAGAGGGAAAAAATATCAGAAACGAAGACATAGAAATCAATTAAGAAAAGAATTAAGAAAAAGGATTAATGAAAAAACCAAATAACGATAACATAGATTTTTTAATAGCTTGCTTACTTTTTATTACTGCTTGGTTTGGATTAACGGCTTTTATTTTATTGTTATTAGGTTTATTATAATTAGACATGAGGAGTAAATACGAAAAGAAATGTCAGAAAGAATTAGAAGTAGAAGGATGGCTTGTAGATTGGAAAATTCGTCCTTCAGGCAGGAAAATGCCGAAAGGGTATGGCGTGGATTATTTTTCACTTTTTGATATTATGGCGATTTGGCCTAAAAAGGAATCAGTATTACGATTTATTAGTGTAAAGGGACATGGCGGCGTGCCAAAAGCGCATAGAACAGCAATAGAGAAGTTTAAAATGCCTAAGTCTTGTATAAAGGAAATATGGGTTTATGGCAGGAATAAGAAAATAAGAAAAGAGATACTATGACTTTAGAAGAAAAAATAAAAAAGATTCTTAAAAAATACTTTTGGAGTGAGCATGGCAACAGAATTAATAAGGTTGTTAGATTGATAATGGAGAAATTAAATGACCAAAAAATTAACAAGACCTCATAAAAAAGGTGGCAGACCAACTAAGTATAATCCTGAAGTGTTTGCGAAAATAGAAGAGTATATGTCAATGTGTGGTAGAGAGAATATGGCATTACCAACAATAGAGGGTTTAGCCGAATACATTGGTGTAATCAGTGAAACTATAAAGGAATGGACTAAGAAATATCCAAAGTTTTCCGCATCAATAAAAAAATTAGTTGATAGACAGAAGAATCAATTAATGAATGATGGGATGTATGGTGGTAAAGAAATTAATCAAGCAATGGCTATATTTTTACTTAAAGTCAATCATGGAATGAAAGATACTCCATCTCATTTAACTCAAATTAATATTAATGATATGAAGTTAGAATATTTAGACAATGAGGGTCAAACTATCGAAGTGGCAGAGCCAAGTAAAAAGGGATAATCATCGGTTTAAAGTTGTCTGTGCTGGTAGACGAGCAGGTAAATCAGTTTTAAGCCGAATGACTGTATTGGGATGGGCATTAAAACAGCAAGGATTATATTGGATTGTTTCCCCTACTTATAAACAGTCTGAAATGATTCATTGGAGAGATATAAGAAGAGAGATACCTAATAAATGGATTAGAAAGATTATTGGCAGGCCTTATTTATCTATTGAACTTACTAATGGAAGTATTATTGAACTCAAAGGAGCAGAGAATCCTGATAATTTAAGAGGAGTTAAGTTAAGGGGATTAGTTATTGACGAAATTGCAAGTATTAGGAATTGGAATTGGTTGTGGTCCGAAGTGTTAAGACCTACTTTAACAGATTACGAAGCCCCTGCTATTTTCATTTCAACACCAAAAGGATTTAATCATTTTTACGACCTTTATAAATTAGGCCAAAAGCCTGGACTGTATAAGTCGTGGCGTTTTACAAGCTATGAAAATCCTGTTTTACCAAAAGGAGAAATAGACGAAGCAAAAAAGTCATTAACAAAAGATACTTTTGCTCAAGAATACTTAGCAGACTTTAGGAAGTTTACCGGATTAGTCTTTAAGAGATTTGATAGAGATATACATGTAATTGAACCAATTGAAATATCAGGTGATGTTTACCGTTGTTTTGATTTTGGGTCCACTAATCCAACTGTGTGTTTATGGATTGTGGTTGATTCTGATGATAATTGGTTTATTGTTGATGAACATTATGAATCTGGTAAGATTATCAATTATCATGCTGGAGTAATTAATGCTAATCCTCGTTCTGAAAATGTAATTAATAGTTATGGTGATCCAAGCGGAGCGCAATGGATTAAAGAGTTTGCCGATAGAGGCATTTTCATAACTCCAGCCACTAGAGAAACTGGCACACAACAACAAAGTTGGATTAGATTGAGAATTGAGAAGATAGCAGAAAGACTTAAAGTTATCCCTGGTCATTTTGTTCAAAATGTTTCAAATGAGGGTAATCCTAGTCTGTTTGTATTTAAGAATTGTGTCAACACAATAGCAGAGTTTGAGACTTATCGTTGGAAAGAGAAGGCGGTTACACAAGCACAAGATTTAAATGAACCTGATATACCAGAGAAAGCTAACGATCATGCTGTAGACGCCTTAGGATATTTTGCTGTTAGTTACAAAAAGATAAGTAGTAACAAAATGCCGCCAGATCAGTATAGATTTGGCACAACTGGCAAGAAAAGTTTTCGCATAGGTTTATGAAATCATTACCAACAGTAGAAAAAGCAAACTTAGAAACTTACTGGAACGTTATTAGGAAGTTAGACCCTGAATTGTATATGATTAAAGTAGCACTAGCAGAAACAGGAGTTAATCCACTTATCATTCCTAGATATATTAGAGCGTTGGGCAATATTGGACTTGGGACAGGTTATGGCACGATAAGAACATTTGTCCAAAATAATAATGTAACTCAAATTAAATCAGAAGAAACAGACAATGTAAACATTAAGTCTTTTATGATTAGGGAGGTATGGAAATGAAAATCTTATTCACTCATTGTTGGCAGACAGGCAACACAGGAGATGTGGCAATTTGGAAAAGTATGATGAATCACTTAAAAGAAGCTTTTTCTGCTACTTTCACTATTTGTTCGCAGAAAACCGAAAGATGGGATTTAGAACAGCTTGATTATGTAAAAGTAATGCCATTGTTGTCATCTAAAGCACTAGAAGAATCAAATGTAGTGATCAGTCAAGGTGGTGGCTATATGAATGGGGACGATATGATTAATCATTTTAATTATTTTAGGATTGCTCAATCTCTTGGTAAATTGACTTTCTTTGGTTCTCAGACTTTTATAGGTAATCTAAGCGACAAAACTAAGGAGTTAGGCAAGATTGTATTAAATAAAGCAAATTTAGTTGTTGCTAGAGAGAAAGATTCATATAAATTAATCACTGAAGATATAGGTGCTAAAGGGGACCATATTAAATTACTTCCTGATGGTGTTTTTACTGTTAAGCCTAAACCATTTAAAGCTCTTCCACAAAATGCAGTTAAAATAGGTATTAGGGGTTATCTTGCTAATAACTTAAAAGAAGTAGCAAGATTTGCTGATATGGCAGTAGAAACAATGGGACCTGTTGTGTTTATTCCTATTGGTCATGGTAGTCGTGATGATAGAGTGCAAGCTAGAGAAATAGCAAAGATGATGAATCATAAATCATTTGTTGTTGATGATAGACCTGATGCTGGACAACTAATTGATATTCTTAAAGATGGAATTTTAGTGTCAGATAGATATCACGGGATAGTTTATTCTGCTTCTGCTTGTACTCCATTTGTGGCAATGACACCAGACATAGGATTTAAAATGCCAGGATTGTTAGAAATGATTGATTATCCTTATAAAGAAATGCTTTTAATGCCGACTGCTGAAGAAATATTTAAACAAGCTGTTAAGGTTTGGAAGAATAAAAAGGAAATCAGAAAAGGATTGGAGAAGACTATTCCGAGCGTCCGAAGAAAAGCAGAAATGGTTTATCAATTAATAATTAATGGAATTAAAAAATCGGACAAGTTATAAAATAGGGGGTCCTGCTAAACGATTTCACATTATCAAGTCTTTAAAAGACTTAATGGCAATAGATTTAAATGGTTATATCTTGGGAGCTGGGACTAATATTTTAGTTTCTGATAGGGGAGTTGATAAAGTTATAAAAATTGAGTTGAACGATTTTAAACTCACTGGAACAAGGTTAGTAGTAGGTGCGGGCTTCTTGTTAAAGAAAGCGGGTTTGATAACCGCTAAGAAGGGTTTAAAAGGACTTGTCCACGTGTCGGGAATACCAGGGACTATCGGTGGGGCTATAATTATGAACGCAGGTGCGTCTCTTGGCACAATTTCAGATTATCTAATTAGTGTTAAAGCTCTTAATCGGAAAACAAAGAAAGTAAAATTGTTTACCAAAGAGGAATGCGGTTTTGGACATAGAACAAGCGCTTTTCATGATTGGATTGTTCTTAGTGCTATTTTTCAAATGAAACCCGCCAAAAACTTGATAGAGCTTTATAACAGAATACAGGAGAAGCGTAAAAGGGACTATCCTTCTTTTCCTTCAGCTGGCTGTTGGTTTAAGGGGAGTTGGGGTGGAAATGACATAATTAGAAAAGCGAAAATGGTTGGAGAATGGGAGGGTCGAGCAGTAGTTTCTCCAATGTTTCCCTCTTTTATTTTAAATACTGGCGGGGCAACTTCAAAAGAAGTATTGACATTAGTAAAAAGGATACAGGATAAAACTAATCTGGAGTTAGAAATAGTTGTCTGGAAATAACATTAAGACAAAGCTTGACAAAAAAAAGAATGAGTGTTATATTAATTTAATAAGTTCGAGACTTAATAAGGTAAGAACTGTAAATAACGTAGTCGTCCTTTAGGAGAAGCTACATTATGAGCAGTTCTTTTATTATGGCAAAACATCCGCTAGAAACACTTTCTGTTAAAGGAACAAGTCAAGAAAAAATAACCTTCGTTGACGTTATGCGCCATAAACAAATGGCAGAGGACGACTTGGATGTTCGCAGGCCCAAAATGGACAAAGTTGATGAGCTTTTCCGTTCCCACATTGATACTTCAGACTGGCCTTATAGTTCAGTAGTATTTGATCCTCGTGTTTTTACCTTTATATTTGAAAAGACATCAAGACTTCTTGCTAATAAACTAAAAGGTAGGATGGTGCCAAGAGAAGGTGGAGATGCTTTAGGTGCTAGAATTAACAATGAGTTATTAATGTTTCAGTGGGATGAGAACGAAAGAGTTGACGCTATGGCAATGCTGGCTAAATGGGCAATGATGGATACAATTACTAGAAAATATGGTGCGGCTTTTGCTTTGTGTAAATATAGATATGACAGGGGATTTAAAAAGGAAAAAGGTAAAGTTAAATCAGTTCCCTTTTATGATGGCAATGACTTTAAAGTTTTATCTCCAAGAGATGTATTGGCTAATCCTTCTTATTCTACAATCAAAAACTGGTTTCAGTATAGGGAATATGTAACTTTTGATGAATTGAGAAGAGTTAATGACATTGCTAGAGGCAAGCCAATTTACAAGAACCTTGATATTTTGAGAGACGCTTCAAAGAAAGAAAATAAAAAAGCTGGAGATACAAGACAATCTAACTATATGCTTAAGAATAAATCACTTAAAGGACTTCAAGACTTTTTAGGTCGGGACGAAGTATATAAAACAATAGAGGTGATAACGGAATATAGAAATGATAGGTGGATTACTTTTGCCCCTAAGCACGGTATTGTTTTAAGAGACATTCCCAATCCTTATGATCATCAGCAAATTCCAGTGGTTATGCTTAAGTATTATCCGATTGATGATGATCTTTATGGACTTTCAGAAGTTGAGCCAGTTGAGAGAATACAAAGAGCTATCAATGCTTTGATTTGTCAATATTTGGATTCAGTCAACATGAGTTTATACACACCATTAAAGATTAGATCAACTGGGGTTCAAATGCATACTTTAGAATTTGGTCCAGGAAAGAAATGGATAATGAACGATCCAGCGACAGATGTAATTCCTCATGAAGCTAGTATAAAAGGTGTTTCAGAATTTGCCTCAACTTATAGATTCTTAGTTGGTTCTTTACAAGAGGCGGTTGGTGAGACATCGGCTCAAACTTCAGGTATGGTGCCAGGACAGCAGGATAAAACAGCTACAGAAATTAGAGCAAGCGAAACTCAAAAGAATGCTAGAGATAAATTTAATCAACTTTTCTTAAAAGAAGCAATTAAAAAGCAAATGATGTTTTGGCACGCAATGAATAAACAGTTTCTGTTTAGTGATCCGAGAGAACAACAGAAGGTTGTTAGAATAGTGGGTAGAGAAGCGATTAGATACTTTCAGAACAGGGGATTAGATAATTACACAGTTAGTGATGAGCAGGCAAAGAAAATGGCAGATGCTATGGAGAATGGGGCTAAAATTGACATTCAAGGCTTTGGTTATCCTCAGTTTCCAATTAAAACAGATGATGGGATTAAACCAAAACTTGAAATGGAGGATGGGGACGAAGTTGGACATTTAATTCTTACACCAGAAGATTTATCGGGTAATTATGATTTTATTCCAGATGTAGAATCTATGGAGTTGCCAACTGATCAGCAAGAGGGCATAATGAAAAGGCAATTACTTGAATTGGCAAGAGACCCGAATACAATAACTTTATTAGCACAAGAAGGCACAAAAATTAAAATGAAAGAGCTTTTAGAAGATTCATTTGAGGATGCAGGATTAAAAGATGCTGAAAAGTATTTTGAAAAAGTAGAGGAGGAATATGAAATTAACCAAACAGGAGGAACTGGCCCGCAAGCAGGCAGGCCAGGTCAAGGAAATGTCCCAATCAGAGGGATGGCTCAAGGTGCTAGGCCCGTGGTTGGAAGTCAAGCGAGACCAAACATTTCCCGACCCAACACAATTTAAAACAGAAAGAGAGTTTAATTATGCAGCTATAACTGCTAGTATGTTTAAAAAGGTTATAGTTGAGATATTGCAGTTTATAGAACAGCAAGAGCAAACATTAAAGGCTTTGAATAAAAAGAAATATAGCAAAGAAGATATTAAGTTTAAAATTGGCCAATAAGAAAGGAGGTAAATGGGTACAATAAGATTAAGAAACATTCCACAAGAGGGTAAAGATACTGATATTAACAGTATGACTGTTAGGGATAGTGAAGGTTTTAAATGGCACTTACAGGCTAATGAAAGTAAAGTTTTACCTGATGACGCCAATAGAACAACCCTAGCAAGCAATGCGACGTCTAAATGGGGAACAAGCACACAGCAAGCAGTAGCACCAGATATTAAAGCTGATGTAGATGATCAAGCAGGGAGAACATGACTTTAAATGCATTACCATCAAGTAATAGTAAGTATTTTAAAGACGCTGATGTTTTTAAAATTAAGTTAGGTGAACCGCCTAAATGCGATCACTATTTTAAACTTGTAAAAGCAAAAGAGGCTGAATGTGAAAAATGTAGAATTGGTTTTTTCTTAGGAGTTCATGATATAGTAAAGGACGGACATATTTATAGAAAAGGTCAGCTTGTGATTTGAGCTTTGACTAAGTTAAAGCCCAGCTTATAAGCTGGAATATTATCACTGTATGCGGCAGTTTAAATCGCATAAGAAAGGAGGTTGGAATGATAGACCAACCAAAGGCAGAAGTAAATGCTGAGAAGGCAGAGACTCAGCCGTCATCAATGCCTAATGACAAACAAACGCCTGAACCGACAGTTCCTTCGGAAGCTAGCCCGCCAACTGGTGGGGAAGGCAAAGAAGGAGTTGAAGGCAAAGAAGCCGAGTTGCCTGCTGGTGTGAAAGAGCGCACGACCGAGCAATTTGAGAAGTTAAAATCTCGACTTGCAGATGAAAGGTCAAAGCGAATAAAAGCAGAACAAATTTTTACTGCTTTGAAAGGCACACCCAAGCCCGCTCAACAGCCAAAAGGAGTGGCACAGCAGAATGTAGAGCTGAGACAGCAAGTAAATAATCTGTCTCGCCAAGTTCAAGGACTTGCGGTTGTAGAAACCGAGAAACAGGAAAGAGAGGCTTTTGCTTCTTATCCTAGTTTAGACCCTGAGGGGAGCAAGTTCAATGAAGGATTTCACGATGCTGTTACAGGGCTTTTAACTAATTCGCTTTTAAGAGGTAAGAAAATTACCTTTAAAGAGGCGGCTGATAAAATCGCTGGTTTGAGCAAGAAAGAACTTAAAAAGGCTGAAAAGGCAGGTGCTGACAAGGCTCTTGAACAGTTAACGCCAAAAGAGCAAGCGTCTCTTGAGGCATCGGGGCGTTCTGATAAACGTTTACCGTCAACTGATCTTGCCGAGCTGCAAGCACGAACAAGAAGAGGAGACATAGACGCTATCCATGAAAGGATAAAGAACCTCCCAAAAGTTTAATTTGAGAGGGGGTGAAATAATATGGCATACGGATTAGCAACATGGGTGGATTCTGCTGGCTCTACGGACAGCGATCAAGCAATGCGAGAGGATTTATTGGATATTATTACTGATGTAAGTCCAGACGACAATCCTTTAGCAACTATGCTTGGTAGAGGCACAGCAAAACAAGTTCACCACGAATGGCTAGAAGACTATATTTCTCGTAAAACCAGTCAGTCAACTTCAGTCGAAGGTGCAGCCGCTACTTATAGCGACTTAACTCAACCTGTAAGACGACATAATTGGTGTGAAATTATCGAGCAGACATATAGGGTTTCTGGCACGGAAAGGGACGTTGACCATGCAGGCATGGGCGATCCATTGGATTATCAAGCTAGTAAAGCACTCCGAGAGTGGAAAAATCAGCTTGAGTATGATATTGTTCAGGGAGCCTTAGCCTCTGGTTCGTCTGGTGTTGCAAGAACAATGGCAGGACTTAAGTCCGTCATTACAAGCCACTATACTAATAGGAATTCTGGAAGTTCATTATCTGAAACCGAGTTTAATAACATGGTTAAAGATGTATGGGATGATGTTGGTCATTCAGATGTGTTTGATACAGTTTTGACTACGTTCGGATTGAAGCAAAAGATTTCTACTTTTACAGCTGGCTCGACAAAGTACGTGGATGCTACTGATAAAAGACTTACTAGACCAGTCGAGGTTTACGAGTCTGATGGAGGTGTTCACAAACTTTTTGCTCACAAGGACGTTCCTAGTGCATCAACTACTCCAGGCCCTCAGATAATTGGTATTAAAGAAGACAAGTGGAAGCTTGCTTATTTGAGACCTCCAAAGAGGGAAAGACTTTCTAAAGATGGAGATCGTGAAAATGGTCACATTATTGGCGAGGTTACTTTGGAGTATTTAGCAGAAAGGTCTTCAGCAAGACGTTCTGGCTATGCAACGGGGGGATAATATAATTATTTAAAATAATTGATGCTGCGGGTGGCAGCTGGAGCGGCAATGTAGCTTAGTAATAGGTTACAAGTACCGTACCACCCTTTTAAAAATGAAAGACTTAAAAAAACATCACGATTTAATTTCTGCTTATAAATATGCTCCAGCTGGGGCAGTTAAAACTGTTGACCACTTAATTCACTTCAAAAAAACTAAAGGTATATGGACTGTTATTGCGGAAATTCTAAAAGTATGGACAGCAGAAAGACCTAAGGAGTATAAGTCGTTTATTATTACATTGGAAAAAACAAAAGCTAGTAGAAAAGTAACATCAGTAGGTAGCAAAAGATTTAGAGGTGTTACTAAAAAAGGCGGAAGTTATGGTAGGGCAATGCTTGATTTACCAGTAAGAGTTCATAATATGATTAGGGTATTATATAGTCCTCAAGAGCTAAAAATGGATAAAGAGTTTTTTGAAAAGTTTCTTAAAAAGTTTCCTAAATTTAGAATAGCAAAGGCATTATGAAAATCGCTTTAAACATGATTGTGGCGGGGCATGAAGACCCAAAAATACTTAATAGAGTTTTAAATTCTATTTATGGGCAAGTGGACGGAATGTTTATTACCATTACAACTCCAACTAATAACAACTTAAAAGCAGTGGCTGAAAAATATGGTGCTGTAGTTGATTATGAACCTAAAAAGTTTTTTAAAATTATTAAAAAGAAACATATTAAGTGGTTAAAAAAGTTTGGTTTAAATCCAGAGATAGAAGTTGGTGACAAAATCTTCTTATTTGATAAAGCGAGAAATCATAATTTAGCTCAAACACCAAAGGAATTTGAATGGATGATATGGTTAGATGTTGATGATATTTTCAGAGGTAATAGGTTAAGGGAAATTATTAAATGGGCAGAAGCAAATAAATTAGATAGTGTTTTCATGAATTACATTTATCAGGCGGAGATTGTTAATAACAAAGTTAGAAATATTTTGATTGAACATTTGAGAGAAAGGATAATTAGAAATACGGGCGTTCATAAGTGGATAGCTTGTATTCATGAAACCTTAATCGAACAAAAACCTACAAAGAAAGGGGAAAATGATTGGTGTGATGTTCTTCATTTATCTAATTCAAAAAGGTCAAAAAAGGCATTATTAAGAAATATTAAAAACTTGGAGTTAAGTCTTTATGAAACAAAAGGCAAAGACCCTCGTCCTATTTATTATTTAGGTAAAGCTCATTTTGACGTTTGGTTGACTACTAAGAATAAGGAGTTTTTAAAATCAGCTAAAACATTGTTTTTGGCTTATGTAAGTGGCGAGAATCAGTCGGGATGGGCAGAAGAACGGGCACAATGCTGGGAATATTTAGTAGAGATTTATCGTGCTTTTGGAGAAACAAACAATGCTATAAAATGCGGTCATAATTCTTTAATAGAGGATGACAGGTTTCCTGGTGCTTATCTTAATCTAGCTATGTCTTATCTGGTTAAAAAGGAATGGGAAAGAGCATTACACTGGGTTAAATTAGCTTCTAAAATCAAAAGTCCCCGTTCAACGTTAGTAAGTAATCCCCGTGATTTAATGGCAAGAGCTTTAGAGATTATTTTTCATGCTTCTATTCACACTGGTAAAATTGATGAGGCGTGGGCGGCTTCTCAAAAACTTAAAGAGCTTTTACCTAATAATAAATCTATGGCTGAGAGAGTAAAGTTTACTAACAATTTGGTTCTTCAAAAGAAGTTAACTAAAAGTGTAATAAGTTTATCTCAACATTTAGAACAATCAGGACAAAAGGAGAAACTAAAACCATTATTGCTTTCATTGCCTAATTTAATTGTTAACAATCCTTTTATGTCAGAGCTTAGCAAAAGGGTTATTCCGCCGAGAATATGGGGAGAAAATGAAATTGCTATTGTTTGTGGATTTAGTTATACCCCATGGTCGCCTAAGTCTTTAGATAAGCCAGGACAATCCTTTATAGGTGGAAGTGAGGAAGCAGTTATTTACATGAGTAAGGAATTGGCTAAAATAGGTTGGAAGGTTACTGTCTATGCTGATCCAGGAGCAGATGAAGGGGAATATGACGGAGTTACATACAAACCTTATTTTAAGTTTAACGCTAAAGACACTTTTAATATTGTAATAGCTTGGAGACAGCCTAATTTTGTTGACGGAAATTATAATGCTAAAAAGATTTACATTTGGTGCCACGACATTCAAAATCAGCTAGACTATACCAAAGAACGATTAGATAAAATTACTAAAATTATGGTTTTAAGTCAGTGGCATAGAGAAAACTTGCCCGATATACCTGATGATAAAATAATGATTACAGGTAATGGAGTTGATTTATGATAAACAACCGAGCCATATACAAAAGATTTCAATGGACAGTTAAAAAGACAGATAAGGAAAAGAGACAATTATACTTGTCAAATTTGTGGCAAAACAGAAAAAGAATTAGGTTGCAAGCTATCTTGCCATCATATTGATTATGATAAAAAAAATATTGATCCTAAAAATTTAATTAGTCTATGTAAGAAGTGTCATGGAAAAACAAATTATAACAAAAAATATTGGCAAAAAAAACTTGGGAAAGCGTAATCCCTATTGGTGTTTGTACTGTAGTTCGTACGATCGTGGCTTGGAGCATTTGTTGAAAATGTGGCCTGATGTTAAAAAGGCAGTTCCACAAGCGGAGCTTCATATTTTCTATGGCTGGCAGTTATTTGTTCGTTTTTACGCTAATAATCCAGCCTCAATGGCGTGGAAGGAGAAAATGGACAAAATGATGAAAGCAGATGGTATTACTCATCATGGGCGTGTTTCACAACCAGAGATTGAGAAGTGGTATAAAAAATGTGGTTTATGGACTTATCCTACACACTTTGGAGAAATAAGCTGTATAAGCGCCATGAAGGCTCAAGCATGGGGGGCTATTCCCGTTTGTGTTAACTATGCTGCTTTAAAAACTACAGTTCAACATGGAATTAAAATTGAAGGCGACATTTATGAACCAGAAGTAAAGGAAGAATATAAAAAGCAGTTGATTAATCTTTTAAAAGATCACAAAAGACAAGAAGAAATTAGAAAACCAATGATGAAGTGGGGCAAGGATACCTTTGGGTGGAGAAAAGTGGCGGAGAAGTGGTCTAATGAATTTAAACAAGACGATTTAAAAGAAGCAATGGATGTATTATTAAAAAAAGATAAGTCATTGGCTAAATTATTACCGGTTCAAATGCAAAAGAAATATGGACATAAAATCAGCTATTAAAATAATTAGAAAAGAATTAGTAATCAAAGATGAACCACTTAAGGCGTGGAAACTACTAGAACATTTTAAGGATTTAGATTTAGACGAAGAACGAAAAAATACTTACGGTATAGTTCGTCATGTTTTTGAGCCAAAGTGGTTAGAGAAGCTACTTGATGTTCCTGCTGACGACTGCGAAAATATTGAACCAGCTGCTATAGCACTTAATCCAGGTATTAGATATGCTCGTTATCAGTGGATTGTTGATGGTTTAGAAAAATATAAATCTAAATCTATGATTGATCTTGGCTGTTATGTTGGCAGTATAGTTATTTATGCTAGTAAATGTGGAATAAAAGCCACTGGAGTTGAAATGACCAATGGCGCTCTTAAAGTAGCAAGACAAAGAGCTGAAGAGTTGGGTGTTAAAGCTAAGTTTGTTCAAGAAGATATAACGACTTTTATGCCAAAGGAAAAGGTTGATTTTGTTTCCTGTATGGAAGTATTTGAACATGTAGTAGTTGATCCAAAGGATTTTATAGACCATATGGCTAAGATGGTTAAACCTAAGGGATGGGTTTATGTTACCACTCCAGATGGTCCCTATGGTAATGGTATGGGAAATATTGAGGGCGGTTGGGAATGGGATGGCAAACTACCGAGAGGACATATAAGAGTGTTTACAAAAGAAACAATCAAGGAGCTTTTAAAAGATTATAAAATAGGAGACCTTTTTAGTAAAGATGGTTTAGTTTGTTTTTCTTACCAAAGGAGGTAAAAATGAAGGTTTTACATACCAAATGTATTATGTGCGGTAAAGATATTCCTTATTGGAATCCAAAAAGAAAGCCTAAAGTTTGTCATAGTAAGATTTGTAATGCTAATTACGAATATCAACAACGCCATAGAGATCCAGTAACGGGAAAAATGCCTAGTTCTGAACGAATCAAAAAATGGTAACACCTAAAGAGATAGACAAATTAGCTAGAGACAAACTAGTTAAGTTGGACATGAAAAAGATTCAACCTTATCTTAAACATGTCAATCAAGGTAGTCTTAATGATATTAATAATGTTTCTACATCAAGGTATTATCGTTATTTAGCCGCACTTGTAAAGGCAATTAAACCAAAACAAGTCGTAGAGCTTGGGTCTGCTGGTGGCGCTTCAGCTTTAATGATGTTATCAACCTTACCTGAAAATTCAATGCTTTACGCTTGTTCTATTCCTGAACCTGAAGAAGAATTTAGATTTATTAAGCAAGATTATCCTAATCTAACGCTAATAAGAGGAAATGATCTTGATTTAGCAACATGGCCTAAAGATTGCCAGCTTGAAAAGACTGATTTGTGGTTTTTTGATACAGATCATAACTACACCCAGTTACATACTGAACTAAAATTATATGATCAATACTTTAAAAAAGGAACAATTATATTAATAGATGATATTAGACTTAATGATGGGATGATTAAAGCATGGGATGAAATTAAATATCCTAAATTATCATTACCAGACCTTCATTGGTCAGGATTTGGCTTAATAGTAATATGAAAATAGCTTGTTTGGTTTATGTTAGAAATTATAACTTTTGGTTTAAACATTGGTTAAAGTATTATTGTCAATTTAATTTTGATGTTTATGTGGTTAATTTGAGTGATAAACAAAAAGATTTACCTACTTATGGATATAAATTTGAAGAAATTAAATTAAAAGAACTTGGTGTTGTGGGGACTGGTGATTATCACGATTTATGTGTGAATGCAATACAAGAACAGCAGAAAAGACTGTTAAAAAAGTATGATTATGTAGTTTATACTGATTTAGACGAGTTTATTATTGCAAATCCAGACAAGTATAAAGATTTTGAGGATTATGTTAAAAAAGTAAAAAGGAAAGAAGTTACTTGTTCTGGTAAAGAAATTATACAGCATAAAGACGAACTAGCTATGGAATGGAATAAACCGTGGATGAAACAAAGGAAGCATTGGTGGCCGCATAGCGCTCATTATAAAACAGCAATTTCAAAAGTGCCACAAAAGTTTGTTTGGGGCTTTCATTATCCTAAAAGTTTTATTGCTAAAGCCGCAAAGTGTGAACTTGGCATAAAGGACTATATACAAAAAATAGCTGATCCAGATTTAATTATGGTGCATACAAGATTTATAGATGCTGAAGAGTTTGAAAGATTAAAAACAAAAAGGGAGGGTGCAGACACTCCTTTTTATAAATTTGTTAGTAAACGGAAAGGAAAATGTTCCTTAATCCCGTTAAAATATAAGGAGGTTTTTTGACATTTAAAGAAGTATTTAATCAAGTAAAGCATATAAGGGGCTGGATGCCTGAGTGTGATTGTGAAGTATTGTATGATTATGCCTCTAAAGTGAACGGAACAATTGTAGAAATTGGCTCTTATATGGGAAGATCAAGCAAGATGCTTTGTTTGTCTTCACCTAAAAGTCAAATACATTCATTTGATTCTTATATTTCTCATTATGAATATAAGGATGACGGTATAATCAGGGGAGAGGCTGCGAAAAAAGAATGTCTTAAAAATATGGAAGGTATTAAAAATTGGCATTTGCATCATGTTGATTCTGTTGAAGGTAGTAGAACATGGCACGAACCAATTGATTTGCTAATTATTGATGGTGATCATCAAGAGTTGTCAGTAAGAAAAGATATTGCCGCTTGGGTGCCAGAAGTGAGAGTTGGTAACTACATTTTGTTTCATGATTATTATCATGCTGAAAAACATTATGTCAAGCCAGCTGTTTATGCTTTAAGATATCTGTTTAGTGAAAGAACAAACTATATCAACGAAGAAGGAACAGAAAGTATGTTTCAAATATGCAAGAAAAAATAAAGGATAAAACTTGTGCTGTCGTTATTCCGACAATAAGACCTAAAAAGATAGGGCAGTTTTTAAAAGACTGGAATTTTAACTGTCGGGTTTTTATTGTTTATGATGGTAAAGAGCCTGTTTTAAAGACTTGTGACGATAAAAGATTGTCGGTCAAGCAGGTAATGGGTAAATACAATGATTTAATTACTAATCTTACCGCTGCTGTTAGGAACTTGGGTTTTGCTTATATTGCCAAGCAGTGTCCAGAGGTTGAATATATTATTACTTTAGATGATGATTTAAAACCGATCGGAGATACTGTTCAAGATCATGTTAACGCTCTTAATATGAGAGTGCCTATTAGTTGGACAAGGACAGGAACAGAATATACAAGGGGTTTTCCTTATGGGGTTAGAAATGAGGCTGAGGTGGTATTATCACATGGAATTTGGGGAGGTATAGCTGATTATGATGCTCCTACTCAGTTGGTTAAAGGAAACGTTAACATTAAGTTTTATAAAGAGCCTATTCCTAAAGGAGTTTATTATCCTATGTCTAGTATGAATTTAGCTTTTAAAAGGAAAATGTTGCCTTTTATGTATATGGCGCCTAGAGTTTATAATGTTCACCGATTTGATGATATTTTTTGTGGCATAAACTCTAAGAGGGAGATAGACAAGCGTGGTTGGGCTGTAGTTTCTGGTTTTGCTGCTGCTTATCATGAGAAAGCCAGTAATGTGTTTAACAATCTTGAAAAGGAAGCTAAGGGTATTAGATTAAATGAAGAATATTGGAAAGGTGAAGATACAGATAGGTATTTTAAGGTTTATCATAAAAAGTTAGAACGGTGGAAGGAGTTTATGAAATGAGAACAGCAGTCTTTACGGTTGTTAAAAATGAAAGTGTGTTTTTACCTCTGTGGTTAAAACATTATAGTCAATTTGATCTTTTTGTTATCAATCATAAATCTACTGATGGAAGTGTAGAAAGAGCCAAAAAGAACTTTAATTTTACCGAGTTTTATTTAGATGATAATAGTCATTATGGTAAAACTTTTATGAAGGAGACTGGCAAACAATATCAAAGAAAACTTTTACAAGACTATGACGTTGTAATATTTGCTGAAGCTGATGAGTTTATTATTGTTAATCCTGAAAAGTATAAGAGTTTAGATGACTATATTACTAAAATGGACAAGGAGACTGTTTATTGTACCGGTAGAGAGGTTTTACAATTAAAAGGTGAAAGAGGAATAGACTGGGAAAAACCTATTTTATCTCAAAGAAAGATTTGGTGGCCGCATCCTTCTTATTTCAAGCCTGCTATTTCTAAAGCACCGCTTAATTATGTAGAAGGTTATCATTATGTAGAAGAAGACGCGGGAAGAGCTAGTAAAGTTGAACTAGGAATAGGAGAATATCTTAAGTCAATAGCTGATCCAGACTTAATTATGGTGCATTTACAAAAAGTTGACTGGAATTTATTTTGTAATAGAGGTAGATTTAAAAAAGACAAAGCGCATTTTCAAATTGGAATGAATGAAAAGGAAAATATACCTGAAAAGTGGAAAGGGTTATTATGAATATTGCGCTTATTTGGGAGTGGGATAAAGCAAAAGAGATTATGCCTTTATGGCGTGATGGGTTGAGGGCTTGTATAGAGAAACTAGAGAAAATACATAATGTAGATTGGTTGTTATTTGAAACACCTAAAAAGGAATATGATTGGATTTTAGCTTGGTCTGGTAGCTACAGCAATTTTTCAAGAATGAAATCAACTTATAATGCTAAAAGAGGACTGTTTTTAACTACAACTCCTGATGACCCTGATAATTTAAAAGGCTTTGATGTGGTGTTTTGTGAATCAACGCCTGTCTATGAGGCGGTTAGAAGGCTGGGTGTTAGAGCAATTAAAGCATTTGGAACCGATGCTGAGTTTTTTACTCCTAAAAAGGTTAAAAAAGACATTGAATACTTTTATCCTGCTACTTTTAGCAATTGGAAACTACAGTCTAATATTGCCTATTTAGGCAACAGATTGACTTGTGTCGGCACGGTTCAACCAGACGGAAAAGAAGAATTAGAAGCCTGTAAAAAAACTGGTGTAAATATAGAAACAGGATATTTCCCAGTAGAAAAAATAAGGGATTATTACAGAAGGGCTGAAAAAGTTATCATTCCTGCGATTCATGGTTCAGAAAGAACGGTTTTAGAAGCGATGAGTTGTAATATACTACCCGAAGTTTTAGAGCCAGTAAGAAACAGAAAAACTTATAGCTATATTAAAGAATATAAGGAGTCTGGTTTGACACCAAGAGAGTTTATATTAAAAAATTATACTGCCGATTGTTACTTAAAAGCAGTGTTAAAAGGAATAAATGGTTAGCACAGTAATACCTTGTTGGATTGCAACTGCTGAAACATTAAATTTAACTCAATTATCAATAGAGAGCTTGCCTAAAAGCGAGCTTATCTTGGTTGATAATGCCTCTACTTATGGAGCTGGTTATTTACGTGAGGTTGCCGATACTTATATTAGACTTAATAAAAACTACGGTTACACTAGAGCTGTTAATAATGGTTTGCGATTGGCAAAATCACCATTTATTTGTATTAGCAACAATGATATTAGAGTGCCAAAAAATATATTTAAAGTAGCTTTAGATATCTTTAAGGATAAAAAGGTTGGCTCGGTTCACTTTCACGAGATTTTTTATGATACGCCTTTTTACAATGGGGATAAAGTGTGGATAACTGGTAAAGAAAGATGGTGTACTAGCTCATTCTTTTTAATAAGAAAAGAAGCAATACAGTTTTATGATGAAAAGTTTGATGGTAGAGGTACTTATGATGACTGGGATTTTTGGTTAAGATTTAGAAAAGCAGGTTGGAAAACTGCTTATACAACCAAAGCTCAATATCAACATTGGGGCAGTCATACTTTCAAAATACTTGATAGTATTTCAGATGGACAGAGAGCGAAGTATGACAAAATAAATAGGGAATACTTTAAAAAGAAATGGGGTAAATATCCAGAAGATTTATGGAATAAACTTTATCCTGATCAGATGAGTGCTAATTACGGAAAGGGATTTATAGAATGAAAATTACTACAGTAATACTTCATTATTGGCCAGAACGGGTTAAAAACATAAAACGAATTGTTGATGATTTAAAAGGGGGTTCTATTAAACCTAAAATCATAGTATTTAACAACAATCCAAAAGTAAGAATCAAAGGGGCTATTAATAGCAACTTTAATTATGGAGGTAGAGCAAGATATGCGGTTGCCTTGCTTAAACCAAGTGATTACTACTATTTTATAGATGACGATATGACTATTAGAAGTAAAACACTAGAGAATTTTGCTAATCATGCTGAAAAGGGCTGTTGCTTTGGTTATAGGGGAAAGATACTTTCAAAAGACAATTCATATAGATCGGCTAAAAACATTTGGGCTAATACTATTGATAAACCTAAAGAAGTAGATTTATTGGTTGGCAACGGAACAATCTTTACATGTAAAACTGCTTTATTAAAAATGTTTGAAGCAGAAAAAGAGTTGGGAAATCTTGGTAGAGAAGAAGATTTAATTTTAAGTATGATTAATAAATCAAAAGTCATTCCCGCTGTAGAAGATAATAAATATATTACTAATTTGCCTGATGGTGGCGTGGGTTATTACAAAGCTAAAAACCACTGGGACTTAAGAGAAAGGATGGTGAAGCTATTAAAATGGAATACTATCCAAACTTAGCAAAAATAATAAAAGTGTGCGATGGTCAGAATAAGAATTGGGAGATTGTTGAATGGCCTACTAAAAAGGTTGATATTTCTATGGGTAAAAAAATTGGCAAAACTATTACTGATAGAAAACTCAATGTTTATATTGAATTGCTTTTAAATGATGTTGTTTTACCGCCACTTATTGTGGATGAAGAGGGTTATATAAAAGATGGCTGGCATAGATTGACAGCATATAAGTTTATTAAACAAAAAACTGTGCCAGTTTTAAAACCGGTTGGCAAAGGCACTGGTAAAATAATAAAGGACGAGTATTATCAAAAACTAGGTAAAGGAGAGTTTTATTTTCCTTATAAAAAGTTTGGTCTTGAACATGAACATTTTTGTTTAATTTGTGGAAGGAGACTTGATTTTAAGAGAAAGAATACTACTCTTGGACCATTAATTGAATATCCAGACGGTATGCCAGGTGGAGAGTTTTATTATTGTAGGCAATGTGGTTCTATTATTAAAAAAGATGAATACCTTATTTGGAGATTAAAATGAAAATTAGCATCATTACACCAAGCATAAGGAGAAAAGGTCTTAGAATCGTTCTAAAGGCGCTTCACAGGCAAACTTTTAATGACTTTGAATGGTTAATTGGTTCAAAATTTAATCCTAAAGAGTTACAATACAATGGTTCATCTATCAAGTGGGTTAAAGACGATTTTAAAGGTGGCTTTTGGTCTCTTAATCGCATTTACAATAAACTTATTAAACAAACTAGGGGAGAATTAATTGTTAGTTGGCAGGATTACACTTTTGCTACACCGCATTGCTTAGAAAAGTTTTGGTATTGTTATCAGAATAATAAAAAAAGTCTAATCGGTGCAGTTGGACATAAATACAAGGATGGAAGTTGGAGTGCTATCACTTGGCAAGACCCAAGGAAACGAACAGACTTAGGTGCTTTTTATGAAGTTTATTTTAATGATATTGAGTGGAATTTGTGTGCTTGTAGTAAAAAAGCATTGTATGAAGTTGGTGGATTTGATGAAGGAGCAGATCAAGTTTTCGTAGGTATGGATGGTTATGGTGTAAATGAAAGACTTAATGCTTTAGGATATAAGTTTTTTCTTGACCAAGGAAATGAAAGTTTTTCATTAGAACATCCAAGATTAAAAGACTGGGAAAAGAATAATGGGATACATGGTAAGTATCAAGAAAGAAAAAAGGAGTTACTTGACAAAGGAACATATCCAGTGTTAAGATATCTCAAAAGACGCAAAATCTAGTAAGATTAGAGTCCGCCATAAGAAAATATGGCGGTTTTTTTATGGAATCAGCAAATCAGGAAGAAACACCAAAAGAAGTTTCATTAGAAATTAATTCTAAGTACAATCCAACATATCACCGTTTATCAGATTATGTAGGAGTGGACAAACACGAAAGAGGCGACTCCGAAACAGTTAGAAAAATGTCTTTTATTTATGATTGGACTGGTAAAAGGTCTAAATCAAAAGATACTTCTGGAGTTATCGGTTATCTTGCCAAAGTAATTAAAGATTCTGGAGTGTCTTTTAGAGGTAAAACATTAGTTGATTATCTTTACCAAAACATGAGATTGTCAAATGATGGTGATCGCCTAAAAGCAAAGGAAGAGAAAGAACGAAAAAGAAGTATAAGAGAGCAAAAAAGAAGGGAGAGAGCTATAAAGACTGAAGCAAAAAAACAACTTCGTAAAAAAATGTCTGCTAAATTCCGTCAAGAAATTAAAGAAGCATTAAGTAATGTAGGTAAAAAATATGTCTAAACAACCAGCTCAAATACAGCGAGACGAACATGAAGAATCAATAAATGCTAAAAAGGTTAGTTTGGTTTCAGCGGCCACTATTTATGTAATGGCCGATTTTGTTTCAGGAGAGCAAATTGCTATTAAAGGAAATGTAACTGTGCAAGCAGTAAATTTTGATATTAGAGATTTAACATCTGCAAGCGATTCAGTAACAGCGGATTTAAATACTGGCGCTAATTATGTTGGTTTGGCTACGGTTGACATTGGCAGTATTCCTCCTGTTGCTGTTTCTTCATTAAAAGGTAATGTAACAATTTCAAACTCAAAAGCCTTTATAGGATTAGCAACTGTTGTGTTATCTAAACCTAATCTTGGTTCAAATGCTACTTTTAGCAATGTTACTGTTATAAACACAGCTACACAGATTATTGCTTCAGATACAACTAGAAGAAGTTTATTAGTACAAAATATTTCTAATTCAACTGTCTGTGTAGGGACAGATAATAGTGTAACTTTGAATAATGGAATTAGATTAAGATTAAATGATTCTGTTACTTTAGATAAATATGATGGGGCGGTTTGGGGAATCGCTGATGCTACAGGACAACCAGTCAGATTCTTAGCCGAATTAGATTGAGTAAAATAACACACGCACCAATAGATAAAGCTGAAGAAATAAAAATTACAGATGCAGGTTCTAAAATTACTGCAACTGAAGTAGAAAGTGCTTTGCAGGAAAACCGAACAGCCATAGATTTAAACACTACTCATGCTGGTTCTGATGGTTCAGATCATTCATATATCGATCAGGATGTAACTTCTGGTTCAAGTCCTTCTTTTACAAGCCCAACGCTTACAAGTGCAGTATTAAATACTGACGTGAGTGGTACGGCTGTATTAGATGAGGATAACATGGTTTCTGATTCAGCTACTAAAATTTCTACACAACAATCGATTAAAAAATATGTAGATGATCTTGTAACATCTTCTTCTTCCATTGATCCAGGACATAAACATTCCGAGCTTTGGGCTTCTGATGGTGATCCGAAGGCAATTGATGTTAATGCGACTGGTCAAATTGGCATTGGCACAACAGGGCAAACTCATGAACTTCATATGATAGAAAGCGGAAATGCTATAAGTGGGACTGATGTTGACATATCTGAATTGGGGTTTGTTATACACAACATAGCTAACACAAACAATTTAGCTGTTGGGTTAGGTTTTGCTCAAACTTCAGAAATGACAAATGTTGGTGCGGCTATGATTTTTGAAAGAACTGATTCTCAGTCACAGGGCAGTCTTCATTTTGCTACTAAGAATACAGCAGGTATTGGTGATGATATTCCTATCAGGATGACAATCAATAAAGACGGCAACGTCGGCATCGGGACAACGGGGCCGGGGGCGAAGTTGGATGTTAGGGATGATACAGGAGTGCATATTGGAGCGGGAAGCGATCTTCAAATCAGTCTTTCTTCCGATGACGTTTATTTCAAACAAGCGACTCAAGACAAGGATATTTATTTTCAAGTAAACGATGGGGGCGTAACTAAAACTCCCCTATTTATAGAGGGTTCTACGGGCCAGGTCGGAGTTGGTACAGTGACTCCGGGGGCACTGCTTAATGTTTATAGAAGTACAAGCTCTTCCTATACTCTTTTGAATGTGCATCATGACAATGCGGGGTCAACAGGTATAGCTGCTATGATTAGGCAAGATGGCACAGGTGATATTCTTCAACTCAAAGACTCTACGACACAGGTGTTTGTAGTCAAAGACGGCGGCAACGTCGGCATCGGGACGACGGGGCCTGATACTCCGTTAGAAATCTTAAATGATGGCAATCAACTGAAACTATCTTTTGATGGCACAGACAATGCAATTTTTGCAGTAGATACTAATGGGGACATAACCTTAACGGCAAGCGGAGACGAGATTTTGGCAGCTGATTGGGTTAGGCACTCATCTGCAAGCTATAGAAGGTATTACCACTTGCCAATTAGCTCTTTTGACCCTGGGAGTTCTGGGGCAACTTGGACCGATGCGGGAGCTAACACGGTGGGCGGATGGCAATTAAATGCTGTTGGCGAAACATTAGAGTTTGGCGTAGATGTCCACGACGATTGGGACGGAGTTTCTGATTTGACTGCCAAGATATATTTTGCCCTTAACGCTGGCGGTAACGCAAACGACACCGTAGATTTGAAGTTGGTCTGTTATTACAACGGAACTGGCGATACGGCAACCAAAACCCAAACACAGGAAGTCGCAACTACTACCGATGGGACGCAATTTAAGGTGTATGAAGTACTATTCACGATTAACTACGATGAGACAGATAATGTTGTAGAGGCAGGAGATTTAATGAGCTTTATTTTGAATTTGGAAACAGATACGAGTGAGATTGATGATGTAATTATTCTTCAGGGCGGGGGAAGTTTTAATTATAATACTACCCACCTTGGTATTGAGTCGGGCGATATCTAATTGACCAGTATATAAATTATGCCAACAATACAAATCAATTCAGACAACTTGCATGAAGGACTTAAGAAGTTGGGGATACCTGCCGCAATAGTAGCAGCCATTGTTGCTTACTTTTTAAGTATTAGCCCTGTAAAGTATATGACTTATGAGGAATACAGGGCTACGATTGAGGCATACAACGCCAAGATTCAGGAAATCAAAAAGGATTGCGAGAACGACAAGCGATGTATCATAGAAAACGGACAGAGCAGGGTCATATTCGCAGAGGTAAAAACCAAAAAAGACGTTATTGACAAACTAAATACTTGGATTGAAAAAGATTTTAAAGACCCAGATGCTTATAAATTAAAACCGAGAAAACAATGAAGCCCATAGTAACAATAGATGACTTCAATGCGGGCGTGCTGGCGGACAGCACCAAGAAAGTAAAGAACGGGGGGCAAGCCTT